ATACATTCACATTCACTTCTAAGGCTGGAAAATCTGAAATTATCTTAGGGTATTCTTCAATCAACTCAAATAGAATCTCTATCGATGTTGCTACTAATTCAACTGAAGATATCGAACCAATTGCATTCTCTGCAAAGTATTTGAAAGCTATCTTAATGGCTAACAAAGGTTCTAAGACATCTTCATTGAAAATCTCATCAAAGGGATTATCACATGTATCATTTGTTGATGGTGATTACACCTCGAATTATTACTTAGTTGAAATTAAATAATTAAAAAACGTACTATGAGCTTTTGGGATACTGAACCACAAAAACCTGTCTTTGACTTTGAATCTGAAAAAACAAAGTTAATAGAAAATATGGATTACCTTATGACTATGTCTGTTCAAGAACAAACATTGTATAAGAAGTGGGTAGAATTGCAAGAACCTACAATGATTCAAGCAAAAGCCCAAATAGCATCTTATTATGATTCTCAATGGAAACCAACTGATATCAACAATAAGGAGCTAACGATAAAAGAAATTGAATCGTTAGACCCTTACGTTGAAATTGTTGATGACCCTAAAGAATCTACTAAATGGGCAGCGGTAAGACGTATGATTCACACAATGGATTTTACAGCAAACCCTGGCCGTAATGTGAAGATTAATGTAAAGGATAGAGTGAGTGGAAAACTATTAGGACAAATTTCATTAGCATCCGATGTAACCGCTATGGGAGTTAGAGATAACTTCATTGGTTGGACTAAGGATAATAAGTTTGTTGATGGTAAGTTGAATAACACTACTATTGCTTCTACTATTGTATGTACTCAACCATTAGGTTATAACTTCTTAGGTGGTAAGTTAATCGCTATGATGACAACTACGCCCGAGGTTAGAGCATATTGGAAATCAAAGTATGATAATATTTTAATTGCAGTTGGTACAACATCACTTTACGGAATACATTCTCAATATAATGGTATCCCTTTATTTAAAACATTAGGTGAATCGGCTGGTAAGATTAGTTTAAAGCCAGATGATAAATTCTATGACCCTTGGCATCAATGGATTAAAGAAAATCGTGCAGAGTGGTATAAACAAAATATCTCAGATGAAAGAGCTCGTAATGGTGCTAGTATGGGATATGAAGCTAACGGACCTGTTAGTGGTATTAAACAAAAGATATTAGGACAAATCTTTAAAGAGTGTGGTATTAAGGCAACTCAATATCATCATGGATTTAAGAGAGGAGTTTATATGGCTATGATGTATGAGAATGGATGTGAGTATCTTAGAAACGAAATTACCGAAGATAAATTAATCCTTAAAGATAAGTTTAAGCAAGGTACTGAATATATTAACAAATGGTGGAAGAAACATGCAATCAGTAGATATACAAAATTACATGATGAAGGAAGAATTAAACCTGAACACTTATTCTACATAGATGCTATTGGAATTAGTTGGGAAGAAATGAAAGATAAATACCTATCAGAAGTAGGAAGATAAAATATAAAATTATGGCAAAAAGTAAAAAAACAAAACAACCAATAGTTGAAGAAACTGAACAAATTCAAGAACCAATAGTAACATCGGATGTATCTGATGATGAGTTAAAAGAAAGACTTTTAACAATTACTCAAAAAGAATACAAAGAGTGTGAGTGGTGTTATCAATTTGATGAAGATGATGCACAAGTATTTGCTTGGACAAATGAAAATGATTCATCGGATGAACCACCAAGTATTACATTTACATTAACAAATAATAATAATTCTTATATAACTTTTAGACATAAAGATAAATTATTTAAATTATTTGCTAGGGAATTAACACAAATTGGTATAGATTTAAGAAATAAAGCTAATCAAGAACAAGAAAATTTAGAAAATGAAAGTGAGAATAAAGAAGCTTAATGAATTAGCAGTAATCCCATCTTATGCAAAAGATGGAGATGCTGGAATGGATGTGATAGCAACATCAATTATATCAGATACTCCAACTCAAATAACATATGGATTGGGAATTGCATTGGAAATCCCTAAAGGATTTGTAGGATTAGTATTTCCTCGTTCTTCAATTAGAAAGACTGGTTTACAATTAAGTAATTCAGTTGGTGTAATTGATAGTGGATATAGAGGAGAATTACAAGCTACATTTAATAAACTATTTGGTGGTGAGGCAATGTATGATGAGATGAAAGTTAAAGAAATACAACCAAATGATTTCTACAAAGTAGGTGATAGAGTTGCACAAATTATGATTATCCCACATCCTCCAATTGAGTTTGAAGAAGCTAATGAGTTATCGGATACTGAAAGAGGTGAAGGTGGATTTGGTTCAACAGGAAAATAAAAAATAAAATATGTTTATAGAACAAACGGAAGAAAAGATAAATAATAATTTATGGGTAGAGAAGTATCGCCCATCAAAGCTTGTTGATTATGTAGGTAACGAACATCTAAAATCAAAAGTAGAAGGTTACTTAGAAACAGGTGAAATTCCACATTTACTTTTGTACGGAAAAGCTGGTACTGGTAAAACTACATTAGCAAAGTTAATTATAAAATCAATTGAGTGTGATTATATGATTATCAACGCATCTTCGGAGAATAATGTAGATACCGTAAGAAACAAAGTAACCAACTTTGCATCTTCAATGGGATTCAAACCATTTAAGATTATTATATTGGATGAGTTTGATTATATGACTCACAACGCACAAGCTATATTAAGAAACTTAATGGAAACATTTTCAGCACATTGCCGTTTCATATTAACTTGTAACTATGTTGAGAAAGTAATTGACCCGATTCAAAGTAGGTGTCAATCATTTCAAATTGTACCTCCAACTAAAAAGGATGTTGCTATGCAAATTAGTAAAATCTTAAAGAATGAGGAGATTGAATTTGAAGTTAAGGATTTAGTTCCAATTATTGATGCATCTTATCCTGATATTCGTAAGATTATTAATACTTGCCAATTGAACTCCAACAAAGGTAAGTTAAAAGTGGATGTACAAAATCTATTGGAGAATGATTATAGAAATAAAATTATTGATATCTTAAAATCTTCGGATGATAAGAGAAACAAATATATGAAAGTAAGACAGGCTCTCATTGATTCTAAAGTTACGGACTTTACTGATTTATATACAATGTTATATGATAAGGTAGATGAGTATGGTGGAGAGAATACAGCTAACATTATTCTTTTATTAGGAGATGGTGTAAGTAAATCAGCAGTAGCAATTGATAAAGAAATTATCGCAGCAGCTACATTAATTCAAATTTTAAATATTATATAATGGCTAACATTTTAGGAGCAGGTGGACAACCAATAGGAGGACAAGAAGAAAAACCAATTTCATTAGAGAAAACCGAAGCAATTGCATGTAAGAAGTGTGGTGGTGAGGTTTTTGTACAAGGGTTTGGATTTCGTAAGATTTCAAAGTTATTAACTGGTAAACCAAAAGATGAAGTACTGCCGGTTGAACTATTTCTTTGTGGAGATTGTGGTGAAGTACTTAATGAATTATTACCTCCGGGTTTAAAAGTAGAAGAAGAAGCATAATATGGCTAAAACATTATTCGACCATCTAAACGCAATTTGTGATAAGAAAGACCCAAAGTATTGGGATACACTTGATGAGAGTGATAAAAAGACATGGAGTAACTATATGATACTCCGTTTTCTTTCTATGAAACCTGAGTGGATAGAATTAATTGCAGATATACAACCTTACATTCAGGAGGCACCGCCTAAAGCGATGTACTTATGTTTGATAGGATTGATTCCAAAAACAAGAGCATTCTTAAAGTATATGAAACCTGTCTCATCTGAAAAGTATGAAGATTGGATTGTTAAATTAGTTGCACAATTCTATGAGGTATCAGAAACCGAATCAGAAGAATATCTTAAAATCCTTTATGAAACTACAAGCGGTAAAATGCACATAAAGGAAATCGCAGAGAATTATGGTACTGACCCAAAGCAAATTACTAAATTAAAACTCAAAGTTTAATTTGGTTTATTGGGATAATTTTCGTATCTTTATATAAATAAACATAATGGCAAAAGTATCATTTTCGCAATACTCTATGTGGAGTAGTTGCCCACATCAATATAAGTTAAATTACATAGATAAGTTAGGTGAAAGTTCATCTAATATACATACAATATTCGGAACTGCTATGCACGAAACTATCCAACATTACCTTTCGGTTATGTATGGTGTTTCTAAAAAGCAGGCAGATGAAATCAACAAAGATAAACTCTTATTGGAAAGAATGAGAGAGGCTTACAAAACCGAAGCCGAAAAGATGAGTGAAGGTACTCCTTGTACTCAAATTGAATTAGAAGAATTCTATGGCGATGGTAGAAGAATCTTAGCTTGGTTAGATAAGCATATTCACAAATTCTATTCAAAGAGTGGATATGAATTGGTAGGTATTGAAATTCCTTTAAATGCAACTATTAAGCCCGGTGTACACTTTATTGGATTTATAGATATTGTTATTAGAGATTTGGCATCTAATGAAATTATTATCATTGACCTTAAGACATCTACTATGGGATGGAATCAGTATCAAAAAGCTGATAAGATGAAAAACTCTCAAATCCTTTTATATAAAAAATATTATTCAGAATTATTCAATATTCCTTTAAATAAAATTAAAGTAGAGTATCAAATACTTCGTAGGAAGTTACCGGAGGATTCGGCATTTCCAATTCCACATGTATCAAAACATATCCCAGCCCACGGCTCACCAACTGTAACAAAAGTTTACGATGAGTTTATGCAGTTTATCAATACTGTGTTTGATGATGAGGGTAAATTTAAAGATATTGAATTTCCAAAAGTACCAG